GAAGTGTATGACTTAATGCTTGAAATCAAAGAATTATTAGTACCTGTTGAAGAAGCAGAACTTGATGATCTTGGTGACTTAGAAGATGAAGACTTATTAGATGACGACATCGACGAAGAAGAAGCTGCTCTACTTGATGATCTAGACGAAGAAGACCTAGATGAGATGGAAGACGAAGAACTTGATTATCTACTTGATTTAGAAGAATCACGTAATAAATAAAGATAAACAAATCCCTAAACAAACGGGGTTAACAATAGAATACAGTTACAGTTGAACTGAGTTAAAGTTATGAAACACTCAATGCCCAAGCCGGGTAAATAAAATAAAATAAACTCATAAGGAGAAAACAATGGCTGTAACAAGAGAACAAATCCTTGCTCGTATTAACGAACGCAAGAAAGCAAAAAAAGCACCAGTTGTCTCTGAACGTGCGAAACCTAAAACTGTAAAAACAGTAACAGAAACACGCCAAGCTCGTGGACCTCGTACTATTAAAGAAGACATTCAAAGACGTGTTAAAGACATGGACAAGTTCAATATGAACATGTACAAAGTATTATCAGAAAATATGGTGAAAGCCGTAAGTATCTTAACTGAAGCAACTCAAGCTGGACCTGCCGTATATGGTGTGACTGGACAAGGTGCTGGTGTTGGACTAATGAAAACTTATTTCGACATCTTCTTCGGATATTTCCCTAACTTAATCGCTACTGAATTAGCGTCTACACAACCTATCAAAACTGAAAAAGCAATGGTATTCTACTACGAAACAGTAGCTGGATCAGATAAAGGTAATGTACAAAAAGGTGATGCATTAATCACTCCATTCAAAATCAATACTGACGTTAACTTCTCAAGCGACATGGTAAACTTACCAAGAGTTGCTGTTGGAAACTTAACTTTCGACACAGATCATAACAACTATGACTCAGGAGCTATCGCAATCTGGGGACCATTCGTTGCTAGATCATTACAACTTAAAAATGCAGATGGATCATATGCTTCATTAGCATGGTCATCAGACACTGCATTCACTGGATCATTTGTTGATGGTGCTGGAACTACAGTAGCAATCACTAATGGTGTTGTAACTGCTGGAGCTTCAACAGTTCAAGTAACTATGACATTCGCTGCAACTGCAGATGGTTGGGCACCAAGTGGTAGAGAAGATGGAATCTTAGCTTATGCTTATGATAACAAATATGCTCCTACTGAAGTACCTGAAATCAATGCAAACATCGATTCAAGAGACATTACTGCTAAACCTCGTACTATCAAAGCTAACTACTCATTCCAAGCTGGTTTCGGTTTCGAAGCACAGTTCGGTGTTAAATTAGAAGATAAACTTGCTGAAGCTGCAATGTTTGAATTAAAACGTGAGACTGACTTAGACTTCGTATTCGAAATCATGAGAAGTGCTCCTGCACAAATCGTATGGAACAAAGCAGCTGGTGTTGCTAATGGTATGTACGAAATGCATAAACTATCATTCCAAGATGCAGTAATCGCTGCTTCAAACCATATCTTCGGAATCTCAAAACGTGTTCGTGGTAACATCTTAGTAGTAGGATTAAACGCACAAACTATCGTTGAGACTCTTCCTGGATACAAAGGTGCAGAGTTCGGAAGCCAATTAGGTGGACCAACTGTAATCGGTAAACTTGGAAGCAACATGAAAGTTATTGCTATTCCTGATTTAGATGCTGACGACTGGTTAGTATTATACAAAAATGATCAAGACAATCTTGATGCTGGAATCATCTTCGCTCCATACATTCCTGTAGTTGCGACTACTCCAGTTACGTTAGATGACTTCGTTATCCGTAGAGCATTCACAATGTCATATGGTAAATTAGTAACTAACGCAGATTACTTCGTTAAAGGTAGAATCATTAATGAACCAATGGCTATGCCAATGTACTTAGTATCTAAAGATGGTACTGATACTAACTTAGGAACTATCGGAACTGATGCTTACGCACCTAGTATCCCTTCAGTACAATAAGTAGTATTAATAAGTATTAAACACTAACAATTCGTATTTCCTCCTGGACCCTTCGGGGTCTGGGGGACATACTTATTTATGTAAGTAAAGAACTGTGCTATTTACATAAATAACAACACAGATTACAGTTATGCACAGTGTGTTATTTACTAAAAGAAAGACAGAAGGTGAACACATGGGAAACACTAGAACAGACTTATTTAGTCTAGTAAAATCACTACGCGAGAATAACCTGATTACAGAATCAGATGCTAACGTATTCAAAGACGTTATCACAAAGACAGATTTAGAAGACTATGCAGCCGTAGAAGACATGATCTTAGAGGCAGCAGAAAATATGTCTAACATATTAGTAGACCTAAAGATATTAGCAGAAGCAATTTATCCCACTTTCCAATCTTACAAGAGAGCGCTTAAGTTCGGCCGTGAACTTACAGACAAGCTATCTGTAATTAAACTCGAAGGTTTTGATGTATTCGAAGTATATTCTCAAAAGAATATATATAAGGTACCTAAAGATCAACGACATAAACTACTAGTATTCCACGTAATTGTTAACGTGGAACATAATGGTACGAGCTATGGGTTTGGGTTCAACAAATCACAGAAAGCTGTATCATATAAAGTAGGGGACAAAGGACCACTCTTTGATAACATCTCTAACATACCAGAAGATTACGAAGAAGTAATTATGCTTATATCTTATCTGATTCAATATGTTATGGATATCGTATAGGATTATCATATGCTAAAAGACTTTGACATCGCATTTACAAACAAGATCAAAGCATGGTATTCAAATACTATCTTCGCAGAGACCTCATTGGTATACAACGTAGCTTACAACCTAGTCGACACCAATCCATTTAAAAAGGCACTGCAGTTTCCACTCGTATCTATTTATAGACCTGGCGGATTCTCAGTTCAACCAAACCAAAACTTCGCCGCTCGTAAACGTGGTATCCCTGTGTTTGAAGATGCAGTGACACACGAAAAAACGATGGCAAGATGGTTAGTAGTAAACCTGCCTTATCAAATTGATATCTATTCGAAGACACCTGAAGATAGAGAAGACTTAACGGAGCAGCTGTTACATGCACTGAGTTTAGATCAGTACTTAACAGTATCGCAAAATGACAAAGAATCAGGTAAAGACTATGTTGAATCATATGACATTGAGTATGACGCAGGACCAGTAGACAACAGTACATTTGATGAAGGAGACCGCATCTATCATTATGCATTAACGTATGATGTTAAAGGTGCAAAGATCATCAACTTCAAAGGTACTCCAGCTATTGAATTAGTTTCTGTAGATGCTACACTAGATGTCGGTGGGTCTGATCCAGATGACTTATAAAGGAGCTAACACATGAATGTAAAAATTGATTCAGTATTTGATAGAGAGAAATACTACAAAGAGTTACACAAGTTAGAGCACTCAAGAAAAGCTCCAGCTTATGTATTAGAAGCTTACAAAGACGGCCAAGTAAAAGTTATAAATGAATATTACAGAGACAAACTAGCAAAACTTAGAAAGCAAGCTAGAAAACAGATAAAGTTAGAAAGTTCAAAGTCTTTGTCTAGTTTTATAAAACTAATGAATATCAGTTATTTAACAGAAGCAGAAACGGTAAAAGATCTAGACTTCATCAAAGCGTTCTTTAAGATGGCGAACCTAGATTTAGTATCAGGAAATAAACTTCCACCAAATGCTTCTGCATTAATAAAACAAGGTATCATAAAAGATCTAAACCTAAATGATCTATTTAAGAAATTAACATAAAGAGAGGTAATGTAAATGGCAATTAAAATTAATGTACAAACTCAACGTGCAGTTCCATTTAAGAATGATGAAGCTTTAACACTGGTTGTACTAAAGAACGCAGTCCCAGCACTGACAGCTAGGGGCGAAGTAATCAGAATTGATGCTTATGACTGGACTACCTTCGAAGCAGCTTTCGATAATCCAGTACTACCTGCAGATGATGATCAATGGGTAGATCCTGTAGCAGAATTATTATTCACAGCAACTAGTGGAGCATGGGATGCTGGAGTAGCAATTGACGCAGTATCAGCTATAGCACCATCAGGTGTATCAGTTATTGGTGATACACACTACAACACAGCTAACAACACTTTATATACTGCAACTGACACTGCATGGACAGCGGACACAGTAGTACTGACTCCATATGATCCATTCGTAGCTGCAGCTAAAGAACTATATGCGCTTGAGTATTTACTAAGTGCAGGTGTAAGCGTATTGGCTTATCCTGTAGTATCACTAGGAACATTCAGTGCAACAGATGCAGGTAACGTAGACGACATAGATATTCTACAATATAGAATGATATGTATGCCTTATGCCTACATTGAAGCCGGAAACTTAGAAGATGCAATGACTGTGATCATCGCAGGTACAGGTGGAGACGTTGGGTTAGACGCTCAACTATTCTTAGACCTAGCACCAGACACAGACTCATCAAGTATTCCAGCAGTAACAAACTCATCACCTAAGATTGAGTTATTCATCAATGCGGGTTATCTTGAGTTTGCACCAAGATTCACTTCAGCATTAGTTACTACAGAAGGTAGTATCAACTTTGAAGGGATCCCTGCTTCATTAGCTGCATTAGCTAAAAAAGCAGAACTGTTAAGAACAAGCTCACCTTGGCTACCAGTAGCTGGTGAAAGAAATGGTAAGGTCACAGAGTTCTTATCATTAAGCAGAAACTTATCAACAGTAGAAAAAGAATTATTCCAAGCAGCAAACATCAATGTATTAGTATCTCGCGTTGGTATCGGACCACTGTTCGTATCACAGAATACACAATATAGTGGTGAAGGTACATTAGAAAGATCTCATGTAACTACAACAGCTTTAGTTATCAAAAGATTCCTATATCAAGTTGCGTTATCAACTGAGCATCTACCTAACAACCAAAAGACTTGGACTTCAGTAACAATGAAACTTAGATCGTTCTTACAAAATATGTTAGAATCTGAAGGTATCACATCATTCCAAGTAGCATGTGGTGAAGGACTTACAATGACTGAGCAAGATGTTATTGATGGAATCCTTAAGGTATCAGTAAACTTCATGCCTATAAGCGTGGTAGAAAACATTACATTCAATGTAGTGATTAGAGAAACTAACAGTCAGTTCGATGTACAAACTAGTGGAGGTGTATTATAATGAGTGACATTACAAGCGTTCACAACTTAACAGGTAACTTAGGTGACGTAAGACGTACGAACAACTTTATACTATCTATCGATGGTTTAGAGGGATCTTCATTAGATCTAGTAGTTCAAAAAGCATTCTTACCTAGACTACAACTAAATGTATTAGAATTAAGACACGGGAACGATGCTAAAAAGTATGCTGGTGTTGCAAGCTGGGAAGGTGGACAGGTTACGATCTGGGACACACTTAGCCAATTAGAATTAGACGCTGTATTAGCGTGGTATCAATCAACATACGACTGGGAAACTGGTGTAATTGGTAATTCAGCTGAATACAAAAAAGCTGGAACTATTCGTGAATATGCGGCAAACAGCCAATTCATTCGTGAGTGGAGACTGCAAGGATTATGGATCTCTGAATTAGATCTAGGGGAACTAGATGCATCACAAGGTGAAATGAAACAAATATCATTCACTATTCAAATCGATCCTCAACAATCATTTGCACCAAGCTACGAGAAATATTAATAGTTAAGTACAGTTAAGTTTAAAATCAAAACACTCGCAGCTCGAGAAACTGTTACTTAACAGACTCGAGCTGTTTTCATTTTAATACATCAAACAACACACTATGATGTAGTAAAGCATAATAGTGATGCACTAAACTATTATTAATAGAGAAGTAAACAAAACGTTTACAAGTATAAGGAGAGTATTATGGACAATGTCGATAAAGTAAAACTACCTTCAGCTGGGCTACTTAAAGTACCGGCAGAAGTATCAGTAAGAGGTATGAGAGGTGTAGAGATTTCAACAATCTACAGTTCACTATCAACAGCATCAATAGACGCTGTAATCAAAAAAGTAACAACACCAGAGGTTGATCCTGACACGATGTGTGATGAGGATAAACAATATATTCTACATAAGACTAGAGTATTAACATTTGGTAATGAGGTTATGCAAACTATGAGATGCCCTTTCTGCTCTCACATTCAAGATCATACATTAAGTTATGATAACTTTGAAACAACCTATTTAACTGTTGAAACTTTAGAGAAAACACTTACATTAGATGATGAAGAGAAAACTGTGTTAGAGGCTAGAATACCTACCGCTCGCACATTTGAAGAGATAGATACATATAAAACGAAACGTAACCTACCAGATTCATATGCATACTTGCTTTTAGCAGCAGCTAAAGTAAAAAGTATTAATGGTGTAAGAAAATCAATCTCAGAGCTAGTTTTGTGGCTTGAGCAGATTCCTGGTAAGTATGTTATACAAATAGCAGAAGGATTAACAATCAAGTTTGGTTTAGATACTACATTCCTTGTACCTTGTGAAAGTTGCAAAATCGAGTATCCTGGAGGTATAGGCCTTAACGCCGATATGTTTCGTTAGCATTATTGAATTATACAGAGTTGGGTTTGACGTTCTTAACAAACTCGATCCAGCTATTAAAGAAGCATTCTATAAAATGAGAGAAGCAGAAGTGCTTGATCTCATGGAGTTACAGTTCCTGTTATCTTATCATGGTAAGATTACTAAAGAAGACTCAGATAAAATGACAATCTTCGAGTTACGTCAATGGTATATATTGTTAAAGAAACAAGTTGTACTAGAAAATGACGCAGTTAACAAATAATCCTTAAGGTAAGAGGTGACAAGAATGCCAACAGCAAAACCAGATGATAAAAGATTAAAACAAAATAAAGACCTAGACGTCAGAGAACAGCAAAGATTATCAAAGATCTTTGGTGCATTAGATGAAAAAGGTAAAGCAGCTCACAAGCATGCACTCTCACTTTCGCAGACGCTTGAAAGCTTAGACATTAAGCAGTTAGATGATGCTCTGAAGAAAATGAAGAAGATAGTTAAAACTGAAAAAGACCGTTACCACTATCTAAAACTGATTCAGAGAAAACTAAAAGAAGCTGGTAACACCAACGCAGCTACACTAAAAGCATTAGAGAAAGAAATAGAACTTACTGCTGAATTAGCAGTAGCTGAGGAAGACAGACTTAAACTACAAGGTAACATAAATAAGTATCTTAAAATGGGTAACAAGCATTTAATGAATGCTTTAGCTACAAACAAAGAGATCTATGAGATCTCACATAAAATGCAGCTTGATTCAAATATAACATGGGAAAACTATTCTAAGTTATATGATGCAGCTTATAAATCTACCCGAGAAATGAACAAAGAAGTAAATCAAAATGTTCACAATGTAAAAGATTTAATTGCTACACAAGAAAAACTATTATCTGATGGTTGGAAAGATATACCTATGGACGATGTCAATGGTGTGTCAACTGCTGTCATGCAACTTTCAAAAACGTTAGGTAGTTTCCCTGCGGAATTATCAACAGCGTTCCAACAAAGTTATCGTATCTTTGGTGAGAAAACTGAAAGATTCGTTACAGCAATGGGTAACAGACTAAATGCATTCTCAAATACGTTTGGTATAAGTATAGGTATGCTATCAGGTGCAGTAACAGACATGATGGCTTCAAACAACTTTATATCAAGAAGTAACATGAATGCTCAGATGAATGCAAATGAAAGTTTAATGAGAGCTGCAGCACTAACAGCAAACATAGGGCTAACATCTACAAACTTCTTAACTGCGCTGGCGAAGACTTCACAGTTCGGTACAATGGAAGAGATGGCAAATCTTTATCAAGGTGGAGCAATGATCCAAAACTTTGACACTGGTGAGTTCCAACAAAAGATGACTAGCCAAGATTATGCTGGTGCTACTATGGATCTATTCAAGGGTATCAAAGACACATTTGATAATATTGATGATCACTATGTCAGAGCTGAGTATATGCAACGTATCGGTGGCTCATTCGGTTTATCTGATGATGATATAATGAACATCGTTACAAATGGTGGAAATCTTGAAGCCTACGATGATAAACTACAGAACAAATTAATAGACATCAATACATCAATGAAAGATGAGATTGCTGGTTTAAATGTAGCAATCGTTGACCAATTCACTAACTGGAGAGACTCATGGAAAGCAACACAAACCGTTGGTAAGTTCTTCCAGGATATTGGATTGTATGGTATTGAAGGCTTAACTAAAACAATGGTCGCAGAACTTGGAGTACTTATTCTACAAAGCTCAATGCAAAATGGACTACTAGGAAAAGGTTTTAGTGGACTTCTTAAGTTCTTCGGAAAAGGTGCAGCAGGTGGAGCAGGACAACTAGCAGGACAAACATCGTTGTTTGGACCAGCAGCTGGTGGAGGTATCAGTGGATTAACTGGTGCGTTCGGTACAACTGGTGCAGCAGCATTAGGTATTGCCGGAGCCGGAGCCTTAGCTGGTGGAGGGCTTGCATTATGGCAATCTAACAGAATGAAGAAAAACATGATGGACACTAATCTAAGTAACAAGCAAGCAAACAACAGAGCTAACTGGAACATGGCTGGTATGGCCGGTGGTGGAGCATTAGCCGGAGCAGCAATAGGTTCAATAGTCCCAATTGTTGGTACTGCTATAGGTGCTGGTATCGGTGCTGTAGTTGGTGGAGCTATTGGCTTAGGTACTGGACTTGTCCAAAAGAGTAAACTTAAAAAAGAACGCGCATCTATGATGGAATCATTAGATAATGAAAGAAGAGCCTCAGCGAGAGCTGCATCAGGTGCTTCATTCTTAACAGGTGATCCAATGGTAGACGCGATTAATCAACAAACAGAAATCCTAGCAGGAGTATTAGATTCTCAATATTCTAGAAATAGAGAGATGTTCCTAATGGGAAATACTATAAATGAAACAAAAGCAAAACTAGTATTCGATTAGAGGTGAACTAAATGTATGAACAAAGACTAACAAAACCCTGGTCTTCAAATCAAACCTTCATGGCTTTAAATGAAGGATTCAATGTATTAACTACAGTTAATGAATTGTTACTATTAGACATGGCTGCAGTTGGACAATCATCAGGGAATACAAACCATGCTATGTTACTACAAGAGAATAATGTAGCTTACATAAAAGTACCACTTATCCCAGAGGCAATGCAAGAATCATATTCACCAAACATTGTCAAAAGAGAAATATTTGGTCTTGTTCACCCACTAAGCTTTTATACTGGTGGAGGCGAGAAAAAGATATCTTTCTCTATAGACATACATGATGATGTAAAAGGCGTATATGGAAATGTATATGCCTTTGTAGATAAATTAAAACAAATGAGTAAACCAAAAAATAAGGTAAATGATGTTATTCAAGAACCCTCTGTTTATTTACAAATGGGTACTCAGTTTGCTGGTAAAGGTCATATCGAAACCAGTGTACAATATAAAAAACCATTCGTTAATGGTAGATACAAAATGGCAACAATTAGTATAACCTTTACATTTCATGAGCTTGTAGATAACTCAGAGACCTATGTCTTAAATGAGTTAGACAACACTGTAATATCAGATTCATATGGTGCGGATCTTCTTGTTGATGAAAGTGCCTTACCAAATGGTGTATCTATTGCAGACTTTTATCAAGACAACATAGTAGATGATTATTTCATTGGACAGTATGATGTTGTAAAACAAAAGCTAGCTACACTATGGCAAGTATCAGTTAGTGATAACATGATGCAATCAATGGACTATCAGTACAGAAAAAATGATGAATACCCAATTGTTACAGCTGGTGGTGCAAAGATAGACCCAAACTCAGATCAGTTCTATGGTAACTTAGCCGATTGGTATTTAACACCAAATACAACTGATGAAGAAAAAAAAGATTATGGATCATTCCTATGGGATATTGGGTATCACTACACAGAGTACAGTGGTCACTTCGATAATGGATTCCAAACAGACAATCTACACCCATATGTTGTGGAACTAATGATTGTACTAAGAGAATACTATCATATAATAAGTATGTTAGGTTCTATGTCATATAGAGATGCAGTAAATAATATGCGTGATTTATTAGAAACTATAGATGCATTAGTAAACAAATACCTAGTACCACCACCTAGATTTCAATGGGCACACAAAAAAGTATTTGGTAGTGATCCAACTGAAAGACAGATGAAAGGTGTTTATGACTTAAAATATGGTAGTGGTTATCCCAGCGACTACGTTCAACGAGACTACTATTATGATTTTCAGTTTATGGATAATACACAGAAAAGAATATTTGAAGATATACTAGGTGGATTTTTAATTTGTGAGATGCGCCCTGGGTATTCAGTAGAGCTATGTACAATGAATGTAGGACTAAGAACTCTATTAGAGAAATACATAGAAAACTTCTCAGTATTTTCAGGGGTAGGTGAATAATATGGCAGATCCGTTTCAATCAATACTATTTACATTCATACCATATCAAACAGCAATTCTTGGTACAGAACCTGTAGAAAAATCTATCATAATAAATAAAGTTATACCAGAGGAACTAGCATACAGCTACAATCCAATGTTTAATCCACAAGCAGTATTAAACCGTATGTCACCAATCTATATGTATAAAGGTGGATCTGATATCACTTATACATTCACACTTACACTACATGAAGACATGGTTACAGATGGTAGTACTATATTAACAACGTCAGCATCTGATTCTCAAGTTAAATACACAAAGATAACAGACTTAATAGATGACATCAAATCAATGTCATACCCATATAA